CAATGAAACCCAGTCCACGCTCACCATTGAGAGTGTGACCGCCGCTAACGCTGGCACCTACAAGGTTCGCATCAGCAATGCGGCCGGGTTTATGGACTCCAACGAGATTGCCATCGTGATTCCGCAGGCCCCGACCAAGGCCACCATCACCATTTCCATCATTCCGTGACTGGCTTGGTGGGCCTTATTCTGGCTCTTGCTAAGGCCATTCCTTTTCTGAACCGGCTCTTGGATGCCGTTCAGGAGGCCCGCCTAGTCTCCACCCACAATGCCATCGACCAAGCCATCCAGAACGCCCGCAATGGGCCTTCTGTGTGCCCTTATGGGGCTTGTCCTCTCAGGGTGCGCGACGCCAAAGGTCAACCAGTTGCTGCTGCATCCTGAGTTCCCGGCTGCTGCCCAATTTGCGCCCAACTTCACCTCAGACGCCCTCAAAGCCCTAGCCGACTATGAGCGCAAGTCGTGGTAAACTCCTGCCAATGCTCCATCCAAGGGACATTCTTGTTGCGGGGACCCCGGCTGTGGCGTCCATCACCCTTTCCCAGGTTAACCAGATTGCTGGTCTAATTGCCTCTGTTCTGGGCATTCTCTATCTGCTCTGGAAGTGGCGGCGGGAGGCTTGCAAATGAACCCTAGGGACCTCCCCTGCAACAGCCCCCGGCGTGACGTGCAGGGTGGTAAGAAGTTCGTCGTCAAAGCCTGTCAGAATGGTCAGGAAAGGGTGGTCCGCTTCGGGGACGCCAATATGACCATCAAGAAGTCCAACCCCGCCCGCAAGAAGAGCTATTGCGCCCGGTCTGGGGGGATTAAAGGTACGTCCAACAAGCTCTCAGCCAACTATTGGTCCCGGCGAGCCTGGGACTGCTAATTCTATGCCTAAACACTACAAGTCCGAGAAGGAGAAGATGCGCCACGAACGCTCCGAAGGTAAGAAGGAGCGGATGATGGAGTATGGCTCGATGAAGACCAAGAACCACGGCACCAGCCGTAAGAAGTGCTCCTAAGATGCCGCTCACTAAGAAAGGCTCCAAGATCCTTGCCGCGATGAAGGAAGAGTATGGCAAGGAACGTGGGCAGCGGGTGTTCTATGCCGCCGCCAACAAGGGCACCATCAAGGGCATCGATTTCCGTAGGAAGAAGAAGTAATGCCTCTTCTCGCCACAGTTGGAGGTGCCTCGTTCCGGGGGTTCGCTGGCTACAATGTGACGGTGAGTGCGCCGTTCATTGTGGCTACGGGTGGAACTGTCTACGTTGATCCTAATAACGCGGATTACAAGATTCACCAGTTCACTTCGTCCTCCAATTTTGTCATCACCGACTGTCCGTCGTCGCCAACTGTAGAGCTTATGATGGTGGCTGGTGGCGGTGGTGGGCGCTATGGTGGCGGTGGTGCCGGTGGCTACATCTGGCGGTCGTCCTTTGCGGTGGGCTTAGGCACCTACTCGGTGGTGGTTGGTTCGGGTGGCAACGCCGGGGGCTCCAACGGCGGCGACACCACATTCGGTGGTCTAACTGCTCTCGGTGGTGGTGGAGGCGGCGAAGCCGCTGGTGGCTCTGGAGGTGGTGGTGTGGATAGCAACGGCGCTGCTGGGCTTCAGCCCACTTCCTCTAGTGGTGGCTTTGGCAACAAGGGCGGCAACTGGACGGCCTTCGGCTACGATGGTGCTGGCGGTGGTGCCGGTGGGGCTGGTGGTGACGGCAGTTCCCCAGTTGGGGGAATCGGTCGTACCGCTGACATCATTAGTTCAACGGGTTCCTATGCCACGTTTGCGGCTGGCGGGTATGGAAACCAGAACTCCGTGTCGTTCGCCCTTCCCAGCGCCGTGTCCAATTCGGGTAATGGCGGTTGGGGTGGTGGTTATGGTGGGGTGAGCTTTGGAGCCGGCCAAGCTGGCATCGTCCGCATCAGGTACAAATTCCAATAATGCCGCGCTATTCCCAGTATGGTCGGACTGACACGGTGGTTGGCGATGAGGGGGATGTCTCCTTTCTCCGACTGAACACCCGTCTGCGTCCCGACCAGCTCCAGCCAGGCGATGTGGCCGGGTCTGTGAACGGGCGGATGGACGTGGATGGCGCGTGGCAAGTGCGTAAGGGCGTGGACAGCTTTGGCCCCACCCTGACGGCCAATACGGAGGCGCTCATCCTCTCCGCTACCCCGGTCATCAAGCTCTACGGGAGTACCCCTAAGGCCATTTCCTCGGCCACCCGTAGCACGACGACTGTCACCATCACCACCTCGGCCAGCCACGGGTTTAGCTCCAACACGCTGGTTAACATCTACGGGCTGTCGGGATTTGTGGACCCTAACGGCAACCGGCTCATCACGGTGACGGGGAGTGCGACGTTCACCTACACCATTACCGGGGCTACTGGTAGTGAGACCTATGGTGGGACTGGGAATGCCCGCAATCCCGTTCTCTCTGAGACTGCGACGACCGGGGTGTACGGGTCCTGCATCTTCTCCGATCCGTCTTCTACGAACACCCGTTACATCCTCCGCGCCACCAACAAGGAGGTGCTGGCGGTGAATGTGTCCACGGGTGTGGCTACGTCCATCGCCTATCCGTCCGGCGTCACCATCGGCACCCGGGTGGAGATGCTGCAATGTTTTGACAAGGTGCTGCTCTTCCGTCCTAGCGGATATGCCGCTTTGGAGTGGAACGGTAGCCTGTCTGGCACCCCCGCCTTCACGGTGGTCACCAACGGGACGTACACCCAGCCGGTCTATTTCGACGCGGCAGGTAATACGACCATCACCGATGGCGTAGTCACCGTCACCGCAACCAGCCACGGTCTGTCCGTTGGGGACAAGGTGTACGTCATTGACCGGGGAGCCTCTGAGCTGGAGGAGGGGGACAAGGACTACACGGTGAGCGAGGTGCCGGGAGTCAGCAGCTTTAAGTTCTACGCCCAGGTGCGCGATATGGCGGCCAATCTGGTCGTCATCTCCAAGAAGGTGAGTAGTGGCCGTGGGTTCGTCCATATGCCCTCCCCGGAGTTCGGCGTCTACCACCAGCGCCGTTTGTGGGTGCCCTATACCCATAACAGCGGGAACCCCGGGACCAGTCGCAATCGGACGGATGAAATCATCGCCTCCGACATCCTCGACTACAACACCTTCGACCAGCTCCAGAACCAGTATCGGATTACGGCTGGCGTGGCTGATTACGTCGTCGGCATCGAGCCCTTCGCGGAGGACAATATCTTGGTGTTCAACCGCAACTCCATCCATCTCATCCGTGGGGTGGGCGGGGCGTTGACGGATACGACCACCCAGCTCATCACGACGGAGGTGGGGTGTGTGGCTCGCCGCTCCATCCTCCAGGTGGGCAATCAGGTGATGTTCCTGTCGGATAATGGGGTGTACGCCGCCCAGTTTGGCGACCTCTACAACCTCCGTGGGGCGGGGGTTCCGTTGTCGGAGCCCATCAACAGCCTCATTCAGCGTATCAACCGTAATTACGTTGGAAACAGCGTCGCGGCCTACTTCAACAACCGCTACTATCTGGCAATCCCGTTGGATAGTTCGACGGTGAACAACGCCATCCTGATTTACAACTTCCTCAATCAAGGATGGGAGAGCCTGGATACGACCGGCCAGAATGGGTGGGAAATCCAGAACTTCTTGGTCGTCGATAGCGGGGGTCTGTCCAAGCTCTACACTGTTAGCTCCTCCGGTTCCATTCACATCGTGGATGAGCGTTCTGCGGGGAGTGACCGTCTAAGCCTCTTTGCCGGCGTGCCTGCCACGGTCTACCCCATAGCCCCGAGTGTCACCACCCGGCAATATGCCTTTGGTCAGCTTGGCCGGAAGAAGTTCTCCACCTACGAACTTCACGTAGAGAGTTCGGAGTCTGAGAGCAGCGAGGGCACCATCTCCATCGACATCGAGAACCCCGACTTCTCGGAAGCCCTGTCCACCATTAGCGCCCTGAATGGCGAGACTCTGGCTGTCGGGGAAGACGCCTCCCTGCGTGGTAGAATCGGCAACAAACGTGGCTACGCCGCCCAAATTGTCTTAACTCCCAGTAATGGGCGTCCCAAGCTCCGGGCGGTGAAGTTGCAGGCGTCCCTCACCGACCCAACCATCA